AAGGCAATCGCACCCGGTGGTGCGGCCGGGCTTCAAATCCTGTTTATTGCGTTTTCGTCGTTGGTCAATGTTGGACTAAATCAGCCATCATCCAGCGTCTGGAAAAGACTGACAGTCTATGATGGCCTTCCTTAGCCATCATTTTCGACACTTTTTCGACAATCCATTTTAGGCAGCGACTTCTTCCGTCGCACCGACGCTTTCCATCAATGCGGTGTATTGCTCGGGGTCTTTTAACTTGATGCGTTCTAAGATCGCAATTGCTGCCTTTTGCATCTCGGGCACTTCCGTAGGCGATGCACCTCGTTCAAACACACCCGCCAGGTGCGAATACTCGTTATTTATTCTATTAGTTAGAATAGCTGGAAGGTTATTCTCGCCAAAAAATTTCTCCAGCTTCTCGTCTGTTGTTCCGAAGTTTGGATACTTATAGTAAAGATAAATCTCAAAGAATTTACGCGCATTGTTTCCAAAATTATAGAACGAAGTATAATTGGTATCATCTACATGCTTAATAGAAGCGCAAATTTGAATCTGACTAAACAGGTAATTAAACTCTGTCACATATTCTTTAAGATAGGCAGGCATAAGCCGAATCTCACTTTGCTCTCCCTGCCTGTTAATCAAGAAGTACTGGCTAACTTTCTTATTGGCGGCACCCGGAAGTCGCTTTAAGTACTTAAGAAAATCCAAGTTATGAGTTGATATAAACAGCTGGCTATATCTCTCCCGAGATTTTAGCTCCTCCCCATCTAGGTATTGCTCAGGTGCCACAACCTCGGAACTAATTAAGCTGTATATAAAGAAAATATGATTTGAGTCCAAGCTGCAGATTGGGTCGTCGATCCAAATTATTGGTTCACTCCCCCTCGTCTCATAGTCATCCAGCTTAGCAATGAAGTAACAGAACGCGATCAAGCTACATTCACCCTCACTTAGATGATATGCGCGCTCTCCTTTTCGTCTAACCTCGAATCGATGACTCGCGAATTCATCGTCATCTTTCTCAACAGCTTCAAGTGAAAGCGAATCATGACCAAAAAAATCGTTTAAATATTCATTTACTTTTTTGGCGCCTTTACTTTCGTCTTTCAATTGCGCTTTGAGTATCTTTATCTTTGAATCAACTTGTTCTTTTTTCTCTATAGCTTGGCTTTTTTCGGAAATTGCAGTCGTCAATAGGGCTTGCATTTGCTCTATAGCCGCGCACTCTTCCGAATATTTAATATCGTTTGAAAAAATATAAACATCATTCAGCCTTAAGGCGGTACGCGCATTACGCTGCTCTTCGTCCAAAGAGGCAGAAAAGCTATTAGACCGGACTCTCAAAGACTCATACAAAGTATGTATTGAGGCAAGGTTTGAATCAGTATATTCATTGCAAAATTCGACCGGCGTGTAAATATCGGCCTTTCGACGTCCAAGTAGATCCTCAATGATTGCTAACGCCTTATCGTACTCCAACACTGCCGCTTCAAAGTCAGCCTCTACTTGATCTAACTCTTCGTGAAAGTTCGCATAAAAATCAGAGCGTTTTACTTTAATTAATGAGGGAACTCTCGCCCGTTCCCTTTCTATTGACGACAGCAATTCATCGATATTCCCACGGAGCTTTTCCGACTCCTGATTGAAGTGCTTATCGAGCTTATCCCAAAGGTCGTGTGGAAGAACTCCCCCACAAAAGCTGCAGTTATCTTTTATCCCGCGATGAAGATCCCGTCCAGTTCGAACCCATAAATCTAAGGCTGCGTCACTCATCAATTCTTGCAATGGCGACGATGCCTTAATCTCTCTCCCTAGTATTTCCTTCCCGGTATTTGAGATACCCGCATACTTAAGATAAAAGCCCGGGAATTCGGGAATAGTATCTTTGACTACCTCTGTTAGGAGCTTGCGATAAGACTCAGCTTGATCCTGGGAAATCGGGCTATAATTTTCAGAGTTACCAGGGCGCATATCGGCCTTGATTCTATTAATATTATAATTTGCATCACCATATAGCTTATTATGCTTGAGGCCGGTATCAGCTTTGTTAGACTTATCTTTCAGCTTTGACTCTAAGTCCCTTTCTTTATTATTTAAATCTTCTACTACCTTCGAATGTTCCAGTTTTGCTTTATGCAACTGACCAATCAAAGAACCTGCATCTTCGGCGCTCCCCAAAGCCAGTTCCAGTTCTTTGATTTCATTTTCGATTTTCGAGTTATCCTCACCCAGTATAGCGAATGAGTTTATATCTTCCGTATCATCAACTATGAACTTTAGATTCTCCCGAACAAAGTCCTCGTTGAAAACTCTGATGGTCCTACCATGAGCCGTCAAGTTGGCGCTGGACGCGTCGGGAGAGTTTTTGAATTTCACCATGAATGATGGCTTTATATATTTGTCCGATATTGAGCCAACCTCAAGGGAGCGAATTATGCGGGAAAGTGTAGTTTTACCAGAGTAATTTCGACCATAGATAATATTTAACTTGTTAAAAGTGGCAATATTGTTGCCTTGATCCCTGACGGCCGCAGACCATAAAAAGTTTTTGAAAGTCGCCATATCCTTAATGGATTCGATTTTCTCGATGCAACCGTCCATAGTCCCTCCAGGCACAATAGGTAATCTTGTCAGCTTGGTTTAATTTCGATTATTTAGTTCTACGTTATTCTTGCAATTTCTGCGTTCAATGCTCCCTTCCCTATAGGGACATAAGTCGCTTATCCGCGACTCTTTGCCTACAACCACAATTTCTTTTTGGCGGGCTGGGATTGTTACGGTCGGCTCGGGGATAACCCGAGTAGCTGGAACGATATTGGTCGCGCCCTGGGGGACGTAGTTTTTGTCGTTGAACACGGTTTGCTTGGGCGGGGGTTCTGCCGTAGCTGCGGTTGCCTGGGCTGTTTGCGACTGAGGCGTTGCACCTCTCGCGGCCACTTCCTCTACTACCCTGTCCCAATCCCTGGTCGCGGCTGGCTCTGCTCGCGTGATCTCGGCGACAGGGGCTGGCTTGGGTTGGATGCGTTTATCGGCGATGCCCTGGGCGGTGCCTTTGAGGAATGCCGAACTCACCATCTGTAGCGCGGCCAGCATGATCGCGGTGCCGATCAGCCCTGGTATCAGCCATGCTACGGCTCCCTTGCGCGGGCGCCTTCTTACGTAGTCTGGGGCGTCGTTCCATTCAGCCTTCATTTCTCCCTCTCCCTGTCCTTCGGGCGTACCAGCGCCTAGTCACTTCCTTGGTGATCGCTATCCCGCGTCTTGACTGGTCAAGTTTCGGTTGGCCTCGTCGTAGTCGGGGCTTGTTTGCCCGCACTCAGGGGCGACCTTTCCGCTCGCCAGCCAAAGCGCGTAGTGAGGAAAAACCCGCACAAGCACGTCCAGCTCTTCGCTGCTGACGCGAACAGTCTTGTGTCTGATGTTTTTCCATCGGCTGTAGTTGATTTCGGAGGCACGGACTAACTCATCCAAGCCCGCCTTATAAATCAAAGCTATCGCCCTATCTTGTATTAATTCCATATCGATCTAACAGGCTTCGAGTTTAACAATTGAACTCTAGCGGGCAGGTAGCTATATTGTCTCTACAGTTTAACTATTAGAAACAACAGTTAAACCAGCGTATGCCAACAATGACCAACATAGTGCAACAAAGGCCAAGGACATGGAAGGAAACCTACCGCCGATAGACCTGCTCAACGCGCCCCCGGTCATGCCGTGGCGCCAGTTCGCGGACTGGATTCGCATGGGCGACGAACACGACGTGGTTTGGGGCTGGATTCGCAACGGCTACATCCCATCCCACAAGGTCGGCAAGTACGTGATGGTCAACGTGGCGCTGCTGGTTAAGCAGCTCATGGAAAAGGAGTGGGACACATGATCCGCGCCGCTCACGGAAAGCCAGGGGATGGGATGACCTATGTCGAAGCCGACCAGCTATCTACGCCTTCCGCACGCCCAGGACTGCGACTGCTCTGTCTGCTGGTCCGGACGCGAAGTGGCGAACCCCGCTCCCTCCCCGTCCACACGCTGCGCCCAATGCCGCCCCGCCTCTGCGCGGCCGATTCGCACGCTGCAAATGGGCCGCGTCGGTGGAATCTGGAAGCCTCTGGTCTCGGAGTGGACAGTGGAACCGGCCTTTATCTGCGAGAAGCACACGCCACCTGCCCGCCCCGCGAAGTGGTGGAGCGTTATCTACGACTCGGGCAGGCCAACGCCTTTCGTCCCGATTCACGAACCGTTCGAGCTGGTGGGCTAAAGCCAGCCGCCCCCGCCGAAGCCGAACAGGTCAAGGGCCGCGCTCCCGGCTCGTCGGATCACGCTTCACCGATCCGGCGAACGGAAGCACGGGCGGAGCGCACCCTTGACCCTGCACGAACAGAAACAGCCTCCGCTCGTGAGTGTGGGGCAGCTTCACCGCCCCGCGCTCCCGAGCCCTCGGCGGCAAGAGTGGGATGACAAGGGCAAAGCCCTTGGTGTTAACCAACTAGAGAACACGCACAACGCGAAGTTTTAACCGGTAGGCCAAGTAACAGATCACCTCGGCGAACTTGCGAGTTCACCGGTTCGGGATCGCTCGGCCTGCAGAAAGCAAAGCAGCGCAATAAAGCGCAACTAGAGAGAGGAAACACAAATGGCACGTTCGATCATGGAAGTTGCATTTCTCAGCGCCGAGAAAGTTGAGTTCGACAACGTAAAGCTGGTGAAGCTGTTTGTCGGAGACGAACCGGACGGCAAGCGTGACCTCGGCATTTCCATCCTGTCGATGAATGTCTCCGAAGAAGCCCTGGACGAAGTGTGGTCCGCCTGCGAAAGCCTCGATGTGCTTGAGCCGATCCGAGTCACCACCGAGATCGAGCGAGGCTCCAAGAACGCCGGCAAGTTCATCGTCCTGCACGTTGAGCCTGTGAAAGCAGCCGCTGCTCAAGCCCCCAAGCCGACTCAGCAACCGACCCCAACCGCCAAGCCAGCCGGCACCCAGCCGGAACAGGCCAAGGCCAACTAACCGGGAGGGGCGGCCATGCTGATCGATGACCGGGTGTACTGCGACTGCTGCGGCAACGACATGGGCAAGCTCATGGCGCTGCCCGCGCCGCAAAGCGACCTGCTGCCAGACCTCAGCCTGCCGCCCCACTTCGCCGTCTGCCCTGACTGCGAACCCTCCGAACAAACCGCCGACCTTGAGGCCGGCGAATGAATTTCCTCGCCTGTGACGGTGACTGGCTGCAAGGCGCCGATGGTTCGCCCATCTGCTCCGGCTCGCTGGTCGCCCTCACGGTCGAGGAAATGCAAAGCCTCTACGGCTCTGCACTGACCTGGGACCAAGTCTCCGAGCTACAAGGCGAAGCGATTGTTCTGTTCGCCACCGTGTTCGGCTTCTTGGTCCTGAAAAAAGCCCTGAAACAGTGAGGTATCACCCATGCAACTGAACAAGCACTTCATCAAGAAAATCGGCGTTGGCGCTGCTGCCGCGCTTTCCACCCTGGCCGGCTCCGTCTACGCGGCAGTCCCGTCCGAAGCCACCCAAGCGCTGGATACCGCTGGAACCGACGTCGGCACCATCGGTTGGGCGGTGTTCGCCGTGATCATCGCCGCGATGGCGTTCAAGTACATGCGCCGCGCCCTGTAACCGGGAACCGCGCACTGCATGTGCCGAAGCAAACAAACCCCGCTCCGGCGGGGTTTTCTCTTCCAGGGAAACGCCATGAGCTACGAACTGTACGTCCTGATCCTGACCACCCTGGCGTTTTATCTCGTGTTTTTTGGGCGGGTGTGAATATGCGGGCCGCTTGGATTGTTTTCTTTCAATCGCTCTTTGCCGTGCTGCTGAGCGTCGGGGTTGTTGCTCCGTCTGTTGCGCAGGACTACTACTGGCGAAATCTCGCGGATCAAGGGGCTTATTCCAGTCCTCTAGCTGCCTGCCGGTCGACCCAACCTAATGTTGTCCATGTGACCATTATTAATAATGGACTTGCCGCCATGTGTAATATCACGGGCGGTTCTGTTGGAACAGTTTATCGGTATGGTGATACCTGTTCCGCTGGCACTTCTTATAATTCTCAGACCGGCGAGTGCGAGGCTCCTGAACCCGATCAATGCGCCACCGCAACAGGTGAGTTCGTTCACGAGTACAACGCCGGCTCACTAGATCCTTCTGTACCACCTTCGCTGCCTCCAACTTCCATCTGTGAAAGCGGTTGCCTCTACAACCGCACTGCGAAGGTCAAAGGCTGTAATCGGTTTCTGGAAGCGACCACCGGAAAGGATCTGGACTCTGTCTACTGTCAGGTTGTCTACCAGGGCGCCGGCAGCCAATGCACTACCGATAATCCGCCTCCCGGCAGCGTCTTCGACCAGCCGCCGTCCAAGCCTCCAGCCGACAGCACACCTCAGTTCACCAGCGAGAACAAATGCGGCGATTGGGTAACGAATCCTGATGGCTCTCAATCCAGAAGCTGTACCAGTAACGAGCAGCTGAAAGAACCCGGACAGCTCAACTGCGATAACGCCGGGGCTTATTTGCATTGCACCCCTGGCAAGCCCGCGCCGCGCTTTGAAGACACCGCGAAAGCCGAGGACACCACCAAGACCACCAATCCGGACGGCTCCACCAAGACCGAAACCACCACCAAAACCGATAAAACGGTCTGCACCGGCGCTAAGCCATGTACCTCTACCTCTGCCGAAGAGAAGTTCCTTTCCGGTACCAATCCTGATGGTACGCCCGGCGATGAAAGCAAGGAATGCAAAGGGTCTGGCTGTAAGGAGGGTTCCGAAGGAGATAGCGAAGGCGAAGAAGGCCCGGAACGCTTGGCGTCGGCTGGTTCCTGCGATGCGGGCTTTTCCTGCAGTGGCGACCCGATTGATTGCGAAGTGCTCCGGCAGCAGAAGGAACAGCTTTGCCTCGCTGAGGAGATGACAGATTTCCCCAAGCACAAGCCCGCCATCGAGGCGGCTGTTACCGGCGACCGGTTCCAGCTGGACGAGGGCTCCGGCGTCATCGACGTGCCGTCCTTCATCAACCAGGGCACCCGCTTTCTTCCGTCCGCCTGTCCTGCCGCCGAAAGCTTCAGCCTGACCACTGCAGGCGGCCGCACTTTCCAGCTCAGCTATGAACCGCTCTGCCGCGCCGCCAGTGACCTGAGCGGCCTGTTCGTGGCCGTGGCTACCGTTCTTGCCGCCCTGTATGTAGGCCGCGGCGTAGGAGGTCAGTAATGCAATTCCTATTCATCGTTCAGATGCTGATCATCGTCCTCGGCCCGCTGGTAAAGATGGTGCTGAAAATGATCGGTTTCGGCTTCGTCTCGTACATGGGCTTCAACCTCATCATTGGCCAGGCGCAGGACTACCTGTTCGGCCTGATGGGGAATGTCGGGCCGGTCATCCAGGGCATTCTCGGGCTGGCCAAGTTCGATGTGGTGGTGAACCTGTATTTCGCCGCCATCTCCACGCGCTTCATCCTGGCGGGGATCGACAAGGCCACCGACCGTAAACGCAATCAGGTCTGGCACAAGCCGGGCGGCACCTCCATCGAAGCCTAAGGAGCCGCCGTCATGCTTGTTATCCGTACCGGCAAGCCCGGCCATGGCAAGACCCTGAACACCATCCGCGAAGTCGATCAGAAGGCTCACGCCGAAGGCCGCGTCGTCTACTTCCACAACATCAACGGCCTCAAGCCCGATCAGCTACAAGCGCAGTGGTTCGAGTTCGAAGATCCCGAGAAGTGGTTCGAGCTGCCAAACGATTCGATCATCGTCGTGGACGAAGCGCAGGGCTGGTTCGGCGCACGCGATCCACGGGCGCGGCCACCGGAGCACATCACCCGCTTCGAGACCATGCGCCACCAGGGCCATGAGGTTCACCTCGTCACCCAGGACCCGCGCTATCTCGATGTGCACCTGCGTCGGCTGTGCAACACGCACATTCACTACTGGCGCGTGTTCAAGTCAGCTCAGCTGCTGCGCTTCGAGTCAGAAGTGGTGGTGGAAAAGGTCGAGCTGAAAACCAGCTTCAAGGACGCCGACAAGAAGTCGCTGCGTCTGGATAAGCGCTACTTCGGCGCCTACACCAGCACCAACGCCAAGCACCATTTCCAGACCAAGGTGCCGACCAAGTTCATCCTCGCGCTGTGCGTGATCCTCGGTGCCGGCATCCTCGTTTATCGCGCCTATGAGCGCTATGCCGCCGAGAAAGCGCAAGCCGCGACAGCCACCAGCGCGCCGGCCGGGAGCATGGTGGATCAAGTGAGGGATACGGTCGGCTCGTTCATCAAGCCGGCTGGCGAAGCGAAATCCGATGCGCCGGAAAGCGCCGCCAGCTACATCGGACGGCGCGTGCCTCGGATACTCCAAGTGCCATCGTCGGCGCCGATCTACGACGAGCTGACGCGGCCCGTGTCGTTTCCCCGGCTCTACTGTATGTCCAGCACCGACCCTGCGACCTATGCCCGCAAGTTCGGGCGAATGGCGCATGCGGTAGTCAACGGAACGCCTACGGTTTGCCAGTGCTACACGCAGCAGAGCACGCGGGTAGAAACCGACTTTGCCTTCTGCATGCGCGTGGTCGAGAACGGCTTCTTCGATCCTACCCTTCCTGATCGCTCCACCGGCGAGCGAACCCAGCACGCCCAAAACACCCCGCCACCGACGATGCCTCCCGCTCACGCTGCAGCTGTGCAACCGGCAGGAGGCCCGAACCTGACCGTCGTGCCGTACCAGAAGGGGCAATTCCTGTGGTGATGACCGTCAGCGCGCGTGCGCTTGCGCTCTTTGCACGCGCGGCGAGGCACGAGCCGGCGTGCAAACGCGCGCGCTGACGTCCCTGTAGCACGTCAGATAAATCCAGTTGAAACCGTCCGTTATTGGACATTGTTGGAGTTTCGAAGATGAGCGTTAAAGATCAAGCAAGGCTGGACCACATCACGGGCAACCCGACCAAGCGCGGACGGCTTTTCGTTGATCCAGGGACTGCGGCGATCACCGATCTGTCGAAGGTTCGGTTGCTGCGTTGCGGCGTCGATACGGTTCGCCAGTTGTATCGCGGGCTGATCCGTCCAGAGATCATGGCGCTGTTCGAGAAACCGGGCGCGATGGTGGAGTTTGCTGGCGAAGTCTGGCATTCGGGACGGGTCGGCCGGGACTCCGGCTACCAGTACAAGCTCCAGAACGCTGACCTCGGGTTCATCCTGCTCATCAAGAATTTCAACGCCAAGCTGGAGAACATTGGGCCACACCTGAAAATCGAGGTGTCGCCGCATGCCATCGACGCGCTGTCGCCGGAACGTCTGCAAGAGCGGATGGATTACTACGCTGCAGCAGTGATGACCAATCGCGAGCGCAATCAGTGTGCCGTTCACTTGGCATTGGACCTTCAGGGGTGGACCCCTCCAGCTGATCTGGTTGCCCGCCTCCACTGTCGCGCGCGCGCAACCCGCGATATTTCTGGCATCAAGGAAATTCAGTGGACCATGGAGTCGGCCACCTATGGCAAGGGCCAATCCTTCCTGTTTGGCTCGGCCAGCGGTGTGCAGCTCGGCATCTACAACAAAACGCTTCAGGCGCGAGCCAATGACAAGCTCGACTACTGGGAAAGCGTGTGGCGTCGTCGGGATTCCTTCGATCCTACCGATCCCGATAACTACGATCCGACCCAGGACGTCTGGCGCGTCGAGCTGCGCTATCACCACTCCGTAATCCAGCAGTTCGCCAGCGGCTCGATCAGTGCGAAGACCGGCGAGGCCATCGATACGGATTCGTTTGCGGCGTTCTCGGCGCATCTGGACGGCCTGTGGCGCTATGGCCTGAGCCAGTTCAAGCTGATCGCCCGCCCCGGCTATTACGAGCCGATCTGGACGCTAATGCGGGATGACGCGAGGGTCGATCTACCAGTCGATTCCCTGGTCGAGGAAACGGAGTACAAGCGCTATTACAAGACCAGCCGTGGATTCAGCGGCAAGAACGTCGAGCTGTTCCTGGGAAACTTCGTAAGCCTGCTGGCACGGGAGCGAGTGGGCGCTAAGACCGCATTTGATCGACTGAAGCAATGGGAATGCTGGCCAGTAATCCGCGACCACTACGCCGCCAAGGATATGAGCGAGCGTGACCTGTACAAGCACATCAAGAACCTGTTGCAGGAACGACACGTGCGCTGGGGGCGTGCCGTCTGATGGCGATACAGGCACTTGCTGACGGTCGCTGGCGGGTCGATGTTGAGCCGATCAAGGGCAAGCGATTCCGCAAGACCTTCAAGACCAAGGGCGAAGCTCAACGCTTCGAAGCGACGTGCCGATCCAAGCTGATCGAAAGCCCGCAATGGTCACCGAAGCCGAAGGATCGTCGTCGCCTGTCCCAACTGGTGGAATGCTGGGGTCGTCTGCATGGCGGTTCGCTGTCCGACTACGAAGGTCGCCGCGTCATCATGGATCGTATGGTCGAACGCCTGAAAGACCCTGTGGCCATAGCCTTTACCGCTACCGATTTCGCGGAGTACCGCGCCAAGCGCCTCGCGTCCGGCATCAGCCCGAAAACGCTGAACAATGAGCTTTCGTACCTGCGGGCCATGTTCAATGAGCTGCGGCGACTTGGTGAAATCGAGTTCGATAACCCGCTCTCGATGCTCAGAGCGATTCGGGTGCAGGAAAGGGAACTGTCCTACCTCGACAGCCATCAGATCGACCGACTGTTCCAGGTACTGCGCAGCATGACGCACCCGCATGTCGAACTGATCGCCATGATCTGTCTGGTAACGGGTTGCCGATGGGGTGAAGCGCAAGGGCTCACGATCAGCCGGGTGGGCGATGGCATGCTCCAGTTCGTCAACACGAAGTCGAAGCGTCGTCGCGTGGTGCCGGTCGATCCGAAGCTGGCAGATCGGATTCGCCAACATCTTCGGGAACACGGTGCGTTTACCAACTGCCGGGATCGGTTCGATGAGGCGGTTTCGCGAGCCGGGCTGCGGTTGCCTGCGGGACAAAAGTCGCATGTGTTGCGGCATACCTTCGCCTCACACTTCGTCGCGAACGGTGGCAATATCCTGACCTTGCAGAAAATTCTCGGTCACTCGTCCCTGGCGATGACAATGCGATACGCGCACCTTGCGCCCGATCATCTGCAAGACGTGTTAGCGTTTGGTCCTGCTAGGGATTTTCGACACTTCTTCGACACTCCCGCCTCTGAGCGACAGTTGGGGCAGGAAAATTCCTTGTAAATCAATAAGGAAGGCAATCGCACCCGGTGGTGCGGCCGGGCTTCAAA